GCTACCTTGTCGATGTAACTAATGAATACGTCATTAGCAATGGACGCAGTAGGTACGTTAGAACAACCAGTGAATGTCAGTGTTGTTGATGCCTTTGTCAAACCTGTATAGGGCACACGATGATAAACACCGTCGTCACCCTTAACACGAATGGTTCCACTTGTAGGTGTGTCCGTTTGGTTAGGCGTAGAAGCACCGATAGTTTCACTACCAGTCTCTACGATAACTGACGTGGAAGCACCAGTAACAGCTGTATTTAGGTCAAACTGGTCAGTACGCAAAGCAGAGCCGTTAGCAGGACCAACGAGTACACGGTCCTCACCGGAAACAATGCCGTTGACTGTAAACGTTACGTTGTTTGGTGGGTTGACAGTGTTTGCGTCCAAGTCAGTAAAGGTATCGGAGGCTGACGTATCAGCAACTTCCACACCGAAACCATAAGCACCGATAATAGCGGAACCAGTGGACTGACCGCAGAAAGGTGTAGACACTGTGCGTTCTGTAGAACTAGAGACAGCAAAGATAGCACCGCCGTTGCCCGTTACGTTACCTGTTGTTGGAGCAGTACCTGTGAGAATCTGCATCCAGATCTGAGTACCTGCCGTTGTGCTGTCAATAGCCAACAACTGTCCAGTACCACCAGTCCAACTCAAGCTCTCTGGTTCAACAAACGTACCGCTTGATTGTGTTCCGTCAAGCTGGTGCGTAACTCCTCTGAATACACGACCTTCTAAGCCATAGATAAGTGAAGTTTCACCACGACGAGTGATGTACTTCATACGCTCATAGAACTCTTTACTGGTGAATCCAGCTAAGTTCCATTCTGAGTAGTACGGCTCAGGAGTACCGTCTCCGCTGATGTCTAATGAACGATAACCCTGAGTGTTGGTAATAGTTGTTCTACCAGAAGCGTCAGTGGTATCATTAATGTCAGCAGCATAGGTCAATGCAAGTACGTTGTTACCTCGTGACGTACCGTTGATCTTAAACTCTGAGTAAGTAAAGCCGGTTTCACGGGTCATACCAATGAGGCGTCTACCGTCAATCTCAGTGCCTGCGTTGTCTACCTTAAGCAAGAACCGATGTGAAATACCGTTAGCAGTATCTCTGTTCAAGCCCTTGGTTGTTTCACCGTTTGGAATGGTGTTCCAGAAGTCATTGGTAACGATAGCACCGTTTTGTAGAATCTGGAGGTCCATGCCTTCAGCAGCAATTACGAGCATACCGTCAAAGATCGTACCGTCACCTTCCTGAACAATGGACCCGTCATACAGGTGTTCAGAGATGGCGTCAGTAGCACTAGCGTTGGCATCGTCTAACTGGTAGCCAGTCTTTACTGTAATAATGTTGTCAGTTGATCTGTCGGACGGTGTGACGCTCGTGATGTCAATAAGATCATCTCCGGATGCGCTTGCGTCGTCTGCCAGATCTTGCAAGAAGCGGTGTAACTCCAAGACAGTGTAGTAACCAGCGCCAGCTGCGCCATGTACTGCACCCTTGTAGTAGATATTACCGCTGCTGTCAATAGCAATATCTGTAGCAATAGCCATTTGTTATCCTCAAACTATAATTGTTTTTTTAACAACTAAACCGCTAAGAACTCCACCGGAGAATGTTGTATAGAACGAGTCTATAGCTGAACCTGATGGAACTAATCTGTAGAGTGTTGTATTAGTGTAGGTATATTCATATACGTCTCCGTCAGCTATCGTTTGCAATAGCGTGGGAGTTGTCGTATATCCGTTTACATAGTCAATCCATGTTTTATCATGTAGCCGGACTGTGTTAGAAGAGACTATGTTTTGTGTAGCCTCCTGCATCAGACCAGATACGTCAACGTCGTACTGGGAACCGTCGGAAAGGTTGAAGACAATGTTACCGTCCACTGCTTCTTCAATGGACTCTATGCCTACTCCGTCCTTTCCGTCTTGACCGTCCTTGCCAGTCTTACCGTCAATTCCTTTCTCACCCTTTGGACCTACAGGACCAACTGGGCCTTGTTTACCTGCCTCGCCTTTTGGACCTTCTTCGCCCTTGTCACCTTTTGGGCCAACAGCTTTTGTGACAGCATTGATCTTCTGTTCAAGCTTGTCATAGACAGCTGCAATCTTGAGGTCTACGTTCACTTCATAATCCTACTTAGAAGCTGCTGTTCTGCCTGCTTCTCGCTGTTTCTACGCTCTACGCTTAGGACAGAGGACTTCTCCTTCAGCTTAATGTCCTTCTCCTTGAGAGCTAACTCAGCGACCTTCAGGCGGCGTTCAAACTCCTTGTCGTCCTCGTCTCCAGCTTGTAGGTTAGTTGTGATGGCCTTGATCTTACTGATCTGTAGTTCCTGTGGTATCGCCTGAGCTTCAACACTGATCTTCTGTGCTCTAGCTTGGGACTCCTGTGCCTGACCCATAAGTGCTGCTGTCTGGGACTGCTGGAACTCAAGCTGTGCCTGTTGTGCTTGCTGTGCAGCCTGTTGTTGTTCAGGAGTTGGCTGTGAAGCCTGCTCAAGACGTGCAATCAGTTCTTCACGGTTACTGATGTTCATGTTGTCGATGATGGCTGAGATCAAAGAACCATAGAGTGGTGAGTCAGCCTTCATGGTCTGCAACAGCTGTACTAACTGAGTAACCTCGTACTCACGAGCCATGATACCCAGTGTTGACGTAGCGTGGAACTTGTAGTCCGACACGGGGTAATGCTCAGGGTCAAACTGCATGTACCGATGTGCAGCTTTGGTAACGAAAGGAATCAGGAATGACTCTTGGAAATTAATAAGTGTTCGCTTGTGACGCTTGATGATGGCTCCCAGAGACATGCTGATGCCTGCTGCGGTTGCTTCACCATTGATGGACCCTGCTATGCCTGCGGAGTCAATCGCCCCTGTAGCGGTCTGTACCATCTTCTGAAGGGCATCTGCTTGTGCAAAGGTAATCTGACTAACTTGACCAAAATTAAACGGCTGTAGGATTTCTGACGGATTACCATTGGTCAGCATGAGCTTACCGGGTCTGACTTCTGGACGTGAGCCTCGTGGGATACGTGTAGCGTCCATAGCCATCATTGGGTGCACTGTAAGTGCCAAGGCGTCAATACGTGCTCTGAGTTCAGCGTCCAGAGCTTTCTGTGAGTTGTAACCTTTCTCACACACGCCTCTACCCCAGAAACGTGAAGGTACTACGTCCCAAGGGAAAGCAACGATGGGTCTGTCCTGCATCATGTACGGGTTAGCTTCTGCCTTCAGCAGCGTCCCTTCGTTAGCAATGACAACAATGGCTTCTACGTAGTAAGAATCGTTATCGTCTTCTGATAACACTTCTTCCCCTTCTTCTGCCTGTGCGTCGTCTAGGAGGTAACGTGGGACTAAGCCGTAGTACTTCGTAAGACGAATCTTGTCGTCCAAGTACACCGTGAGGTCTTGGTCGGGTTCAATCTCAAAGTCAGGAGAAGAACCACCCAACTCAGCCTCACGATACACACCGGACTCCTGCAGCTGCTCAACGAGATGTCGGGATACAAACTCGTCCACAGCAACGCCAAGAGCGTCCTCAACGGACGTGGCAACGGGGTCAATGAGGAAGTTTTGGGGCATCACGGGGCGCAGCTTACAGATTGTTCTGTCCCTAACGCTGACGCCTACGGCAGTTAAGTCACCACCCATGATGGGCTGTGTTGCTGGAGCCATCTCTTTTTCTTCTGAGATGACTATTTCAGCGATTCCAGTTCCGAAGACAGCCGAATTAATAAGACATTCAGCCACTGACTTACGGACTTTAGTAGCTTCAAAATCTGTATGCAGCTGATTACGGAGAAATACAATGTCCGCTTTTTCAGGGTCGTTCGCATCGTCCTTAATGTCAAAGAAGCGTCCTCTGCCAAATGTTGCTTCTTCAATTTCTGCCACAGAGCTTTCAACTGCCTGTTGCAGTGCTGGGCTAATGATCTTAGAACGTTCAGAGCTTCTCGTAGCATCTTCATGTGCCCAGATACCACGCCATAAGCGGTAGTATTCGTCAAATTTCTCAGAGTAGTTAGATTCAAAGTGATCACGCCATGAGTTACATTTGTACATAACCCAGTCTTCCAAGCGTTCTTCAATCATCAACGGTTGGTTTGCTTCGTTGAACTCTTCCATATATTAGTATCCCGATACGGAGTCCAAGACATCAAAGTCTTCAAACTCAGTTAAGCTGCCAGTGTAAGGCACTTTTGCAAGCTGATCTACGTAGGCCAAAGCGTCCACTAGGTCATCATGCGTTAATACATCGGGGAACTGGAACAACTCATCTAGGAACCTGCTGTTCCATTCCCCTTTGCTGAGCGCTATTATGCCGTTTTCAAACCTACCCTGTAGTGCCCACATGATACGGTCAGTTTTCTTTTGGTTACCGTGTGTCAGTTCTTCCACTCTAAAGAAGAACGAATGACGCTTCATCATGTCGGTCAGTGGGGACATTACTGCCTGTTTTGCTATGCCTCGTTCTATGCCTACACTAATTGGCTTGTAGTCCCTAACGGCTTGGAAGATCTTCTGTGCTGTTTCTTCCAGTGTCCATCGCCCATAAATTATATTCTCTACGTACCACCCGTCTTCATTTACGAAGACCACAGCAATCGCCGTGTTGTCCAGTCTACTGTTCTTGGTTTTCTTTTTGGATACGTCTTGGAATCCCGCTAAGTCAATGGCAATGTAGCAGTCAAAGAACTCTGGTCTCTTGTCTGCAAACTTTACCCAGTCCTCTTTGAACATTTCGGAGCCTTTGGCTTCAAAGGACGCCATGAACTCCTGACGAAATGCGTAGCTGGACATGGACTTCTTAGCGGTATTGATCTCCTCCTCATCCAGTAATGGGTTGTCATAGCTTGTAAAGTGCCATGACTTGTATGCTGGGTCATCAGCTAACTCTGCGTACTTGTACAGATCATAGAAGTGGTTACGACCCATTGGTGTTCCAATGAACAGTGCGTTACCCTTCTGGTCAGCCAAGGCTGGTCTTAAGATCTGTTCCCATACGTCAGGCTTAATGTCAGCGTACTCGTCCAACACTAAGAACTTAAGGGACACACCACGCATTGTCTCTGGTCTGTCCCCACCCTTCAAGCTGATCGTTGCACCGTTGATCAACTTGATCTGCAAATTATTGATGTGGCTAGAAGCAATCACTGGATGCCCAAGTTCCATCAGGGTCTCCCACATGATGTCCCTAGCCTGACCCTGCGTTGGGGCTATGTAGAACACAGTCCCCTTGTCTGTCTGCAGGGCGTTCACAATTAGCATCCATGCAGCTAACCGTGATTTACCTGTACGTCTACCAGCCGCTACAATCTTAAATCTGGATGGGTCTTCCCACACTTGTTGCTGCCATGGTAGCAGCTTGATGTTAAGATCCATTAAAATTAACTAGTGTAGTGGGTCTTGGTACTAACTCAAATGTCACAGCTACTTCCATGTTCCCCGTAGCTTGGGACGCCTGTGCTTTTACTGTTTCTCCGTTATGTAAAACAAATATTGGTACTGATGACTGACCACCAAGGATCTCTTTGCTGCCTGCTGTAAGGGACGTGTTGTCAAACATGTACAACTGGGGTACAGCACTTAACTCCCAGAACAAGTCTATGTTGTTCGTGCTGCCACCATGGTTAGCCACAAACACGTACAGGATGTTAGCTGTGTACCCTTCGGGCATAGTGAACAACGTTTGAACAACATTATCCGTCAGTGTTAGGTGCTTAGTGTAAAACATTAGTGACTATACGTCCACATAACTTCCAGCTTGGATACCCTGTCGTCCACATGGACAAAACTACGGGCTACTCCGATACCCTTGAAGCCCATCTTCAGAGCTTCTTCGACGATCTTCCTACGTTGAACACCGTCCGCTACAGAAATGTCAGCGGCTACACCAAGTACATGCTGCCCGACAGTTTTCTTGTGTGCTTCGGCACTATGTTCTCTTGCCCTGTAGCCGCTTGTGATTGTAAATGGGAAACCACACTTCTCCCTGAGTTCGTCCAACCTGTGTATGAACTTGGTGGACATTTCGTTTTTACCAGTCTCTTTACAGTCGAACTCTTCAATACTAAAGTACTTGAACTCACTCATGTTCGGTGTAGTCTCCTTCCATAATTGTAGGATCAGTGGTAATCTGGGCTTCTGTGTTGATCCCACTAATGGTAATTGATACAGAGTTTCTGCCACCGCTAAGCTTGTCCTTCTCAAAGTAAGACACTGGTAACATACGGTCCATTAGTAGCTTCCATGCTGCTGCTTGATTCTTATGTTCATCATTGAGTGCAGCATTCATAATACTGTCCAACACCTTTTGGGACTTGGGTGAAGCTAACATACGAGCTTTGTACTCATTGATGATAGCTGCGTCACCCTTTGGACGCCCTACTGCACCTCT